TGTGGATTTCCAATGCTAATGGTGGCACTTGCATTGGCTTGTGGACAACTTGGGGCTGGGAGGCGCAGCCGACCAGTGCGAGCAAGCTCATGCATAGCAGACTGCTTTTTCTTGACATCATCTTGGGCCTTTCTGAGTTTCGTTTCCTGATCTTGCAGTTTCTCGCCAAGCTCTTTCTCTTTGGCTCTGGCTTCATCATTCTTTTGGGCAATGGCCAGTTTCATGTCATTGTCTCTGTCTTCCCATCCAAAGTGATAGCCACCTCGGTAAGAGCCAAACAAGGCAATGCCGATTGCCAGGGCGATATAGGGTAGTGGTATGCCAAACATTATTCAGCCTCTTTTCTTGCCTGTGCCAGCTGTTCGCGCTCATGGTCATCCTCAAGATGGTCCGGTGGAGTGTCTGGTGGTGGACCAGGGGTCCAAGACTCATCTAGCTCTGGGTTTTGCCAAACAGGCATTGCACCAAAGGCTTGACCAGGAATATTGTGAGTGTTTGATTTAAAGCCGTGATTGTTGCTATAGCCGTATTGCTGGCCGTATTGCTGGCCCACACACTGGCCCATGGGTGGCGTTGGATTCATTCTCTCAGCAAACGATTTAGCACCTTTGTTAATGGTAAACATTCCGATCAATGTGCTAATGCTTCCAACCAATAAAAGCACAACGTCGTTCAAGAGCTTGGTAAAAGCACTGTCTATTGGCGCCATAGTTTTGATTGGCTGTGTTATGAAAATGACAGAATAGAGCATTGAAAACACTGTGAAGCCAAAGACAAGCATGACAACAACCACTGCAAAAAGCCACGCATAAACTTTTATAAGTTCAATAGTTTCCTCTGTGCTTTTAACTTCAGAAAGTTTCATTTTTTGACTTCCTCTTGTGGTTGGACATCATTGACCTTTTTCTCCAAGATTGGTGCTACCAAGTATTCTGGGCAAGTCTGGGTAAACATACAGCGAGGCTTCTGGCACTCAGTTGCGTGAAAATTGTCAGGGTTCTGGCACTTATAGCGATATTTTTCGTCACAGCCAGTGAGCAGTAAAAGAAGCAGTAGATATCTCATTTGCCTAGTCCTATTCTACCCAGCAGTAAATTGACGATCCGGTCCGACAAGTCATCCGGCAAAAATTTGAGCAGACCAAGAAACCATAAAGCCACACACCCGTAAACGAATATCTTGAGGCATAGGTCAAAGGTCTTCTGGTACTCATTCACCGACCACACCTTCTAGTTGTCTCGCAGAATGTCATCAGCTCATTCACACCGACAAACACCAAAAACAGAACAAAAGCCACACCGCCAATGATCATGGCCAGCTCATTCATTTCTTGCTCTTTTTGTTTGGCTTCTTTCTCTGCCTTCTTTAATGCGCTTATTTCTTTGGCATCTGCCAAGTCCATCTCTGCTTGACGGGCTTTAATCTTCTGCCACACGTCAATCTTGCCAGATTGCATAAACAGGAGTTTTAGCGATTCTTCAAAAGCTCGTGCTTCCTCCAAAACCATCTCGATCTGCAAGGCCGTTCCCATGTTGGAACCCTTGCCAGACTGCTTGGCTTGAAGCATGGCTTTTGTGGCAGTTGACTTGGCATCGAAAAGTTTGCCAATCATTGGCGCGAGTGAGCCAAGGTCTTGGGCCACGCCAGCGGCCTTCTTCACCATGCTGATGGCGCTTTGTATCCCTGCTAGGGCTGTTAGAGGATCGATGGGAATCATTTCTTTTCTACCTTTTTCCACTCAAGGCAAACAACCCTCCGATTGTAAACATCACCGGTCCATGTCCACCTGGTGCATCTATATTCGGCAGCAGCTGCTAATAGCACCAGAGCATAAATCATGGCCAAAACAAAATGATGACAAAACTGCCCCAAATGACAAAGGCAGTGATGCAGACCGCAGCAATGATTGCCACGGCCCAGTCTTTCATAGCCCCAGTATCTTCTTGACGAATTCGGCAGCCACCCCTGGTCCAAACAACACCGCAATGATCACCGCATAAAGAAGATATTCAATCTTGGTCATGCGCTTGGAACCATCATCGAAGCGGGCCTGAATACCCTCGTACCTCTGAGCGCAAATCGCCTCGTGGACGCTTAGACGCTTGTCAGTCTCGGTGGCTAACTCATGAACCGCTTCCATGCTTCCCCCTTAGTTCACAGGTTCAGCAACGACCTTCTCAGGCTGACCCATGCTTGCTTGGGCTTCCTTCTGTAAGGCTTCGATAATTTGGAAAGTCTCTTGGTATGGGCGTGAACCCAAGTAGCCAAGAATCTGGTTGACCAGTTGCGTTGATAGTGTCAGTTTTTCGTTCATTGCCATTCTCCTAAAAAAATTCCGCTGTTATGGGCCAGCGGTTCGCCACTTTTTATTATGCCTCTGAGGGCGCGTTCTTTGCCGCCTGAGCCGCTACTTGAGCCTGATACGCCGCAACGACTTCAGGTGTCCAAGCCACGTTGCAGATTGCCACGACGTTGGCAGGAACACCCGTGAGGTCTTGTGCTGGTGTCAGGCTTGTGCGGTGGTAGGTTTGGCTCAGTTGCTCACCGTCTTCCATGATGCGAGTTGCCTCACGATAGAGAACGATGCCGTTCTCAGTCACGGTGATTTGGTCGATTACTTTTTCTTTCGTGATTGCCATTTGGGTTTCTCCTTAAAGTTGGCGTTGTGTCCAGCCTGACCAATCCAGTCAGGCTAATGAACTTTGGGTTAAGTTGTTCTATAAAAGCCACTAACCTGTAAACCTGTTGTATTAGTGAAGTTTGAGTCTGTAATCTGTGAATAAGTGCTTGATACTACTTGATATGCATCACAGTAAGTAGAACCAACAGACGCACGAACCATTAACATTCCTGTTATTGATGCCATATCTGCTAAAAACGAAGAAGCAGGTACATAATTTTCATTACCAACAACTACAAACGGTAAGCCTGTAATTAAAAACCCCCCTGTTGATGAGCCTTTACTAGTAAGTTCTACATGAATGTAGTAATAAACAACATTTCCTATTTTTGTATATTGCCCTACTCGTCTTGTTGCAGAATAAGTTATTCCTGTTGAACCACCGCCAAATGTAAAAGAAGGAGTAAAAGTCCCCTCCTCATAATCATCTAGCGTGTTTGCGTTGGATGATGCTGATTGAGTTGCGGGGAATGTGATGCCAATTCCATCTGCGGTAGTTGTGCCACCCGCAAGGACAAATGCGCCAGTCGTATTAAATCTGGCTCTTTCTGTGGTGTTTGTGTAAAAAATGAGGGACTGTGTTGAGTATGTGTAAAGACTAAAATCAGACGCTGTTGACCAGATTGCTCCTCTGTTAGTTCCGTTTGACTTAAAAGTCATCTGGGTATAGGCTTCACCAGCATTGTCAAGTGTAAGTTGATTGCCGTTTCCACCTTTTACTTCTAGTTTGTTAGAGGGCGAACTTGTACCAATACCCAACCCTGTTGAGGTGAATCGACCTATTTCGCCAACATCGGTATCAACAAAACGATAAGCGGTTTTGTATTCAACACCTGTATTACCAGAAGCCGCAAAGTGCTGTGCAAAAGTTGAATATTGTGTGCTTTCAGTTCGGTTATACGCAACTCCAGTAGCCGCAAGAACTTTAAATTCGTTTGTGCCATTGAAAGTAAGCGCAGACCCAGTAGCCAATGCACTAGAACTAGATGCGTAAACCACACCGCCTGATGTAAATGATGTTAGGTTTGTACCGCCATTTGCAGTAGGTAAAGTTCCTGTCACTCCAGTTGTCAGGGGTAGGCCAGTTGCATTGCTTAGCGTTACAGACGCGGGTGTATTTAAAATAGCACCAGTAGCTAGCGTTGCCAAACCAGTGACATTTATGCTGGTCACCGTGCCGCCAACAGTAGACGCAGTCTGCCAGGCTGAACCATTCCACACGCGCAGTTCATTAGCCACAGTATTAAAGTACTGGTCACCAGTGGTTAGCGCGTTGCCGTCGTTGTCAACGGTTGGGTTACTTGCTTTGGCACCCAGGTAGATGTCATCAAATGCGTCAAAGCTGGCAGCAGCGGCAGCAGCAGAAGCAGCGGCAGCGGTAGCAGAGCTGGCAGCGTTTGTCGCCTGCGTGGTGGCCGTGCCTGCACTGGTTGACGCATTGGTCGCCTGGGTGGTAGCAGTGCTTGCTGAGTTGGCGGCATTAGTCGCAGATGTGCTTGCATTGGATTCAGACGTGCTGGCTGCCGATGCTGAGCTGCTTGCGTTGCTGGCCGAGGTGCTGGCCGAGGTTGCGCTGTTGCTTGCATTTGTTGCACTTGTTGCAGCAGCTGTTGCGCTGGTGCCAGCGTTTGTAGCTGCTGTGCTAGCCGTACTGGCTGAACTCGATGCAGCGCTGGCAGAGTTTGCCGCGTTGGTGGCAGAGGTCGAAGCGTTGCTTGCTTGGGTCGACGCGGTGCTGGCAGAGCTGGCCGCATTGGTGGCCGATGTGGATGCATTGCTTGCAGATGTTGCGGCTGCCGATGCTGAAGCAGCAGCAGCTGTGGCCGACGTTCCAGCAGCAGCTGCGTCAACCAGCAAGGTGAACTTTGCCGCATCAGCGTTGGTGCCAATTGGCAATGAACCGCTTGATGTGTGCTGCGTAATAACTTGCCAGATGTTGCTGTTGGTTGTGTCCTTGATGATGTCTCGGACGTAATACAGCGTGCCGCTTGCCCAGTTGCCACGGTTAGATCCAATAAACTCTGTGGCTGCAGGGTTGCCAGTTGCATCAAACGACAGCACCTTGCTAGCTCGCACAGATGCACGGGGCAATGTCATGTTGATGGTGGTGGGGTCAGTCTGCGGTGCGCTTAGCGCACGCTGCAAACCCTCGGCATTCTGCTGCGCGAAGATGGTCTGCTGATCCATCTCATCGTTGACCGTGTTGGCAAAGAAGTCGCCACCAGTCACAAAGTCTGTAGTGCGCTGGATAGTGCGGTTGCCAACAATGGCGATCTGTGTCGCACCAGTGGGTGTGGCCACCAGGGTGATTGAGCCGGTGCCGTTTGCGGCAATGGTCACCGTGTAGTCGGTGGTCAGTGTCAACAGCGTGTCATCCCGGAAAACAGCGATGTCGGTGTTCGCCAGAATTTCAAAGGTGAACGCATACGGGCCAGTGCCACTGGCTGCGTATACAACTCGGCGGGTTACGTTTGAAATTGGAATCGGCATAACTCAATCCTTCCTAGTGGAAATTGTACGATTTTTTTAAGGTTTGTAATAGAGGCCATTGGCCTTGCGCAGCTCTTGCAGCTCAGCAATCCGCGCCTGCAATGCAGGGTCTTCTTGTTTGAGTTGGCCTTGAGCTGCTTGCATGTATTTGCTGTGAACCGACTGCACGGTTTTTTGCTGGTCATCCAATGACAGAAGGGTAAACCCTGGGGACATCATCACGTCCATGATGCCTTGTTTGGATGGCAGCTCTTTGCCGTAGATTGTCAGCAGGCGGTTGTACTGCTCAGCCGTCATTTCGACACCGTCAACCTTCTTGTCGGGCATGCCAACGGGTGAGCCAATGCGCACCAGGGCGTCGTCAACCAGGCTGAACTGAGCAGGGCTGACGCGGGTCGGCAGCACCAGCTCCATGGGGTTGCCACGCGATGTCAGCACCGGGTCACCCCAAAGGTTCAATGCCTCGGGCAGATCGGAGTTAAAGTAGGGCAGGCGTGATTTGTACTTGTTGAACGCCTCGACAAACCCGCGCACACCCATGGGTAGCTCGGGGTCGGCGCGTGTGTCCTTCCTGGTTGGATCTGACAGGCGCGATATACCAGCCACCAGTGAGCTGTAGACACCAGCAGGGGAGCCGCCAATGGCAAAACCACCGAACTGTTTGACCAGGCCATCGACAATTTTTTTGCCATCCACAGCGCCCTGCTGGTTGGTGCCGATCAGCTTGGCCACGTCAGCCACACCCTGCAGATAGGGCTGCTCTTTGATGTATTCGTACAGGCCATAGGTAGCGCCCAGGAATACTTCTTCTACTTTGCTGGCATCGGGTTCGTACTTGGCATACTCTGCGTAGTCGGCAGCAATGGCCATCAAAGCGGAGACTGGCTCCATGCCCTGGTAGCTGTAGTAAGTGTCGCCAACCTTGATAGAGTAGGGCATCCAGCCATCACGCATCAAAGCCTCACGGTCTGCTTGGCGCTCAGGGCCGCGACCAGTGATCTGGCCCTCTGCTGCCAAGGCTGCATAGGTGGCTACAAAGGCCGATCCCAGCGTAACTTTAGCCAAGGCCATGTCCCGGTAGATGCCGCCCTTGGCCACCTCTTCACGCCACTGTGATGACAGCGGGGCAAAGGGCGTGCGCTCAAGTACTTGCAAGCCGATGTTGGCTGGCGTCTTAAAAAACGGCACCACAATTTTTAATATTGGGTGATTGAACACTTCTTGCAAAGCTTTTAGCGCTGGTGGCAGCTCAGCAGTAAATGTGCCTTTTTGGGCAAACAGCATGGCCGCTTCGTCCAGATCTCGAGGTGGGTTCATAAACAAACCCTCAACTTCAAGGGATGCCTTAGCCATAGCATCTGTCTCAGACAAGCCAGACTCAACGCCTTCGCGATAGACAACCTTACCCCTGCGTGTAATCTGGGTGTTCAGCTCCATGCGGTACAGCACACCCTTGAAGAACTCATCTTCTGTTAGCAGCGCTCGGCCAGGAATGGTTACCGCTGTGCCGTAATAATCTATCGCTTTGGCAAACCACTTGTCTTGCTCAATGCCAAACGCGCCAGAGCTGATCGTGGGTTCATTACCGCCACGCTGCATTTCAATTTTGCTCATTAGATCACTGGGCGCGTTGTTCTTCCAGGCAGTACTTGCCAGCTCCATGCCTTCCATGACTCCATTGCGAAGCGACATCACCATAGTGAGGGCTTCATCCATACCAATCTTTTCGGCCTCAGAACCTGGCACTAATGCCCTAAAACTGCGCACGCCAGGTGGCAGCACGTTGCCGTACATGGCCGCCACCATACGCTCTGGTATTTGATAGGCACCAAACAGTGTATTGGACACAATGTTTTTGGCATGCGATACACCCGAAGACAACAGCCCGTTGATATAGGTGGTAAACCAGACATCCTTTAAGCCCGACATCATTGACTTTTCAATCATGGCATTCTGGGCAGCGCGAGACTCCAGCGACAAGTAGCTTTTGGCCATGTCTTGCAAGGCACCTTCACCACCATACTCATCCAAGACTTGACGAATGACCTGGGCGTTGCCGTCGCGGGGTATGCGAAACACTGCTAGAGATCGAGCTGTCTCGGTCTGAATACCCTTGACACCCTTTTGGATCAGGCCATGAAATGCCACTTGCTGACGCAGCATGAGCTTGTCAGCGTCGGTGGCCATGCCAGAGTTGACCAGCTTGAACAGCTTGTCTAGCTCCTTGGCGCTCGACTCCAGAACTTCCAAAGCTTTATAGGTCTCGACAGCGTTGGCCATCATTTTGCCGTCAGCGCCAATCAACCTAGTTAAAAACGATTCGCCAATGCCGGACTCCGCAGCCTTGGCTTTGATCTCATCAAACGTCACAGCCTTGGTTCTGATGTTCAGTGCATCGGCCACACCAGCCACTATGCCGGCAGCGTCCTCGGTCTGGTAGCGTGACAAGTTAAAAGGCTCATCAGGTGAACCACCGGGTTTACCCTGAGTAATCCCAAATGTTTGTCTGCGACTGACAGCTGCACCGACAGTGTCTGTCAGTGTTTGATCTGCTTCTGGGATGAGTTTGTAACGGCCAGCCTTTGACGCTTCTGGCAGCGTGCCTTCGGCTGCACGCGCAGCTTCTGGCACCAGGTTGCGCTCGGCCTTGGTGCCTTGGCGTGTAACCAGTTTGCGAATGGCTGCATCCATGGGGCCAGCAACCTGGATGCCTTCAGTCATGCTGGGTGTACCAGGCTTGTCAGCGGTAAGAATCTCGGTGTCCATTTGTGCCGGGTCGGCAGGCATGGGTTCCAGCTTGGTTGGATCGGCTGGTGCTGCAGCTGCTGCAGCGGCAGGCAAGATGCTGCTTAGGCGTTGATCAAGTGGTTGAATGGCCATCACTTAGCTCCAGACTGCGGAGCGCGACGGCCCCCGGTTACTTGTTTGCTTGTTCCTGAGTCTTCTTGACTGAGCCTGTCAGATATAAGCCCTCTAGACTTTGGCTTGACTTCCCGGCTTGTATTTGGTTGCGCAACATTTGCACCGCTGGGTGATTGCTGCCCAGGCGCTGTTCCCGTTCCTTCAACATTTCTTCCAAGGTAAGCATCGTAGTCACTCCTAAAATAGACTTTGGTGTCGTACCACAGCACTCTGGCATCTGATACGTTTCCATTATCAATTATATCTGTAACTACTTTATCAAACAACCTTTGTTTTTCAGCCATTATTGCGGCCCTGTTGCCCACGGTATACGCATCATCAAACTCAGGGATATATTGGAAACGCAAGCCATTTAGCCCAGCAGTCTCTGCACCACCAGACTTTGCCTGCACGTTGACGCGGTCGCCAAACCTCATGTCTGTCACATAGGTAAACCCATCAACGCCATATTCCCGCAGCTTGGCCGTAACTGCAGCCATTTCGGCTGGGGTAATTTTTTGCTTAAAGTAGATTTCAACGCCTGGTCTACTGTTGGGGCCGGTGCCGCTGTTCATAACCTTGGAAATAAACACAGCGTCTTGGTCGTAGGACTTGCCTTGCTCAACCAAGCGACGCTCAAGCGCAGCAGGGTTAAAGTCCTGCCTGGCCACAAACTCAGCATTTAAAGCTCGCTCAGTCTGGCCCATAAATGAGCCGTATGTGTTAGCCAGGTTGTATGTAACCACGCTCTTATCGTTGCGCACAACATCATCAAACTCCGCGGCCAACTCGGCTTGCGCGTAATTGCTCATGGGTTTACCAGGGCGCTCACCAGATACACCCAGGGCATACCGATCAACATTGGCCTTGGATGCCATCAGCTCTTTTCGCATGGCCTCTTTGTTTGCAAGATCCTGTTCCCGCAATGGACTGACTCGGTACTCATACGCTTGTTCGCCCATAACCGTTTCACCCTTTCGCCTGCCGGGCGGCTGGAATGATGCGTTGATACCTTTGCGTAATTCATTTACTCTTGACTGATCTGTGGCACCAGCAAGAGACATTTCATAATCAAGCGAGCCACCTTCACCGGCTTTGGTTGTCCAGTTGTTGTTTGTCCACTTTTCTTTTTCAATAAACCAGGCAACTGCTTGCAAATCATCTGGGCCAAGATCACCAATGTCTGGTGCAACATTTTTGATAATCCCGCTTTTGTTGATTTCGTCTGCTGCTTCTCGAAATACATCCTGGCCAAAACCAAACTCGCCACTAACTTTTGGATCAAACAAAGTTGAACCTTTAGTGTGAGCACCACCCACACCCTTTTCTGCTGGCGGTGGAATTCTTGGCAAGTCAGCTAATCTGCGCAGCATCCTAGCTGCCCAGACATCAATGGTTGCCTCATTAGTCAAGCCAATTAAATTGCCAGTAAAGTTAGGTGTCTTAGGTGAATCCCCAGCCTTAATTGAGCGGAACATGTCAAGCAAAGCGCCCATGGTTGCCGGACTGTTTGTATTAAAAAGTTTGCCGGCATCACTCTTGATCAATTCAAAATCACCAGCTTTATCTAAAGCTGTCAAAGTTTCGGGATCTACTGGCTGACCTTTGGCAATCCTTTGCTCAAGGGCTGCTAGCGTTTGATCGTAATCACCCCGGCTAAATTTAGTAAGAACTGTTACAGCGTTTTTAAAGTTTTGGCGAACGTCTGTTTGTGCTGAGGTTGTACCCAAGACATCCGCAAACACATCACCAATGCCGCCAAACTCAGAGCGCAATCTGTCGCGCATAGTTCTGTACCAGCTGGCTTCTGCCAAGATATCCAGCGCAGCTTTATCTCCGGCACCAGCACGGTCAACAACGGTCTGCACTTCATCTAAAACACGCGACGACATTGTGGCTTGCCATGCTTCAACTGGCACATCTGCTGGCGGTATATGAAAGTCATACGGTATTGCTTTTGGTTCGACTTCGACTTTTATGTATTTGCCTGCTTTGTCAAATTTTGGCTGTACTTTGTTAATTTCAATTGGGGCCCATCCATCAGCCTCTAGATAGTTTGATTTAAGGTTTGTTGCCACATCAGTGGCTTCTTGCTTAACACCTTGCTTGCGGCCAGCACCGCTGCTGATAATTGCTTTTTCTTGTCGGTTTAACGCTGGGGCTTGCATGCTGCCTGGGCCAGACTCAACAATGCCCAAGCCTCGGGCAGGCATGCCGCTTCTTTCTAGCGCGTTGATAGTCATCTCGGCTGCTTTTGGAATTAGTGGTTTGGCAGCTTTGACCGTGCTGGCCACACCTGGAATCAGTCCTAGCACAGCGCCACCAGTTTGCATGGCTGCTGTGCCGTAGTTGCCTTGCTGTGCAGATGTGATTGCATCCTCTCCCATGCGCACAGATTCCTGTGTTTGCAAACCAGTGCCTAAAAAGGGCACAACGTCTGCAAAACCGAGGTTCAATGGTAGGTTGCTACTAGGGCCGCCTAAAAGGGTTTGCGCGTTCTGACGGGCTTTAAAGCGATCCACGCCCATGCCTTCAAACCCAGCCTGTAAAAAGCTGGCCAAGCGCTCGCGCACCGTAGGGTCGTACTCTTTCATAGTGTCAGGTGAGCGGCCACTGTACGCACTTTCCGGCAAACCCCTAGATCCAACCTCGGCCACCAGGATGTCGCCAGGTCGTTGACCAGGAGCCATTGGTCTGTCAGTCTGTGCTGCCGTATTAGGCTCCATCGGCTCTGTTGGAAACTGTACTGCTGTCAGAGCTGACAGATATTTGTTTTCAATTGCATTGAAGGCCATTACAGATTCCCTTCTGCCTGATCAAGCAGACGCTTAATTTGTGTGATTTCTTGTGGCTTGAGCTTTTTGCTCTGCTCTAAAGCAGGCAAAGTCTCGCGTGTAATTGGGCCGCCAGCCTTCTTTTCCCAGACTGTCTCCAGCGTTTTTTTTGCAGCCTTGGCCTGCTCAGTATTGCGGCTTGTCTCCACCTCTTTTGATATCTGGTCAAGGATTGCCTTGGGCTGCAAGAACTTGCCTTCGGCTGTGGCCTGCGATTGAATTGCCTGGGCCTTTGACTTAAGCTGCTGCAAGCGCTGAAACTCTTGGCCTTTGGGATCAATGATGGTCACTGCACCTGGCGTGGTGGGAATGCCAGCCAATCTGGCCAATCCAGTGTTTAGCTCTTGCCCGTCGCGTCGATCTTCACCCATAAAGAACTTGAGCGCTCCGACCTTTTGCTTGGCGTTTAATGTATTGTTACCCATGATCTGCTCTGGGCTGGTCACAGTGCCATTAAAGATGCCGTTCAAAATATTGAACTCAGCTAGCGGGTTACCTTCTTTGCTTGGCTCAAGCAAATCTTTAATGACACCCAACGGCACAGCATCTGGTGCTTTTCTTGCAAGCGTTGCGATCTCGTTGGCAAACTGCCTGCGCGCTGCGCTGCCTTCTGGCGCTGCAATGGCCTTCTCATACAACGGCACAAACTCGGCCACAGCTGCACGCTTGTCAGCTGCGAGCTTCTGATTGAGAGCTGTGTTGCGTGCGTTGACGGCCACCATGTAGTTGGCTGAAACCTTTTCGATTGAACCGTAGTCAGTCATCAGCATGCCCTTGACCAGGTCTGACATCCTGCCGACGTTACCAACCTGGATGTTTTTGAGCGTTGCCTCTGGGTCTGCCATCGAGGCATCATCAGTCAGCAAAAACTTGGTCACAGCATTGACCTTGGCATTCTTGAGCGCTGCTTCAAACTTGTCACTATAGCTTTTTTGCACCGTGACATCGCCAAGCAGCAGAGCGCTGGTTGTGATCGATTGGCGATAAACGTCTGCGAGCTCATCGATGCTGCGCTTTTGCTGGGTCTTGGGATCAACCCAAAAGCCCTGCGATACGGTTGATTCAAGCAAGCGTGTGACATTGTCAAAGTCAGCGTCGAACCTAGCCAGGCGCTGGGCTTTCTCGCGCTTCATCTCAAACTCGGCAGCTTTGGCCAACACGGTGTTGCCCATGGTGGCGCTGGTGGCGCGGAACTTGAGCGAGGCTTCTGGATCGACTTGTGCCAAGCTGCGGCTAAAGCCATCCATCATGGTGGACAGCCTGTTTTGAACCTGCTCGGTGGTGGCTTTGCCCATTTCAACGGCAGTCAGCATGCCGGTCATTTGGCTGCGTGCTTCCATCTCAAACGTGCTAGACAGCTCAAATGATCTGGCTTTGCGCACCGCCTGGTCAAAAATGTTCAGAGCGCCACCAGACTTCATTGCGCCCAGGTCGCCCATCTTTGCCGCCTGCAGCTGCTCATCTGTCAGCGGATTGTCAGCAGCGTACTGCAACCCAGCCTCGGTGGCCGCCGTCTTGGCAATGCCAAACAGCTGGTTGCTCAAGCGATCCAATGTCTGCGAGACAGTGTTCTGGTACTGAGCGCCAGCCTTCAAGCCGACGTAGTCAACCTGCGGTGCATTGACCGTTGGCAGCACTGCGCCAGGAATGCCAGCCGCTTCAACACGGCCTGATTGGAGAAGTGGAAGGTCTGCCATAGTTTAGCCAGGAGTAAATGGATTGCGAACAGTCTGAGCGAAGTTCAGACCACCTTGCAGCAATGTGGCGCCAGAAAGCAAACCGCCACTGTCCACAGCAAATTGACCGGCCAAACGCATCTGGCTGGCTTGCGCTTCGGCTGCGCTCATGGTCAGTTCAGCTTGTTCTTTGGATGCCAAGATCATTGCGCCTGCGTCCTCAAAGCCCAAGATGCGAGCAGTCAAAGCATTAAGGTTTGACATACCAACGTCGCGGTAGGTTGCGCCCACGTTGGCTGCTTGGACTGCGGCAGCTGATCCTTCGTTGTACACAATGCCATTGGCTGCAGCACGGGCACGCACGGCAGAGTTAGAGCGCTCCATGCCCCGCAACAGTGTGTTGCCTTGAATTGTGTAGTTCAGCGCCTGGCGCTCAGCTGACAACAGCTTGCGTCCAGCTTGGATGGCTGCATACTTCTGGTCTTGGTCGGTGCGAATCTGCGCCAGGCGCAGTGTATCCAACGCCTGCACTTCGTACAGACCTTGCTGATAGATGGCTGCAGTTTTTTGGGCGCCCGCGCTGGTGATGGCCGAAGCCAATTGCAAATAGGGAGCGGCAGAATTTAGGCCGGTTTGTAGAGCATTGAATGCGGGGCCAAGATAACTGCCAGCCGTGCTTGCCACGTTGCCTGCAGCCGTGATGAATTTGCTGCCCGCGTTGATGATGTTGGCCCAGTCAAAGCCGCTCGATGTGTCTAGGCCAGAAAAGATGCTGTAGTCGAAGCTGCCGATCTTGTAGGCGCTTGGGTCAGTGAATGCGTAGGCAGACGCATCAATGCCAGACAGCGAGGCAGTCGATCCGAATCCGCTGTTCAAGTCATAGGTAATGTTGCTGGCGTTAAAGCCCAGGCCAGACGGCGCAGAGAAGCCACCGCTCAGACTGTAGTCAACTCCAGAGAAATTGAGTCCCTCAAACATTATGTTCCTCCAGTCACCGCGATCTTGTACTCAAGACCAAGCAGGGTCATTTTGAGTGGCAAGCTCTGTGATATTTCAACGCTTGCCTCGCGGCTGTAGCCAAGCACGCCATTGACGCGCTTGCTGCCAGTGAATGTTGGTTCCGGCAAGTTCAACAATGGATTGTCAAATGTGCGGAATGGCACAGGGTTCTGGTTGAGCGCCAGGTGCTGAGTGGTGTCCACCAGCGCATTGATCTCAACAATTCGCTTTTTAAACCCGATGCGCGTGCCGGTTTGCAACTTAACTTCAACAGGCATGGTTTTAGCGTACACAGTAAACGGCAAGCCAACTTCGTAGCTGGATGTGCTGGCGCGATCAAACGTGACAGAGCCACCGCCGCTCACAGTTTCATTGCCCTGCGGCACCCCATCACAAATGACATTGAGTGACTTGCCAATGTGTGGCAGGCTGCTGGCGCTAGCAGCTGCACCACCAACAAACGCGCAATCAGTGAACCGATCGAAGCTGAACAGCTCAACGAAGTATTTGTCAGTGCTGCTGAATGTGCGCTTGACCACCGCATAAATGTCGGTCACGTCAACGCTGACATCTTTGAACAATCCATCACTAATGAATTCGGACGGCGCCGTGATCTGCTGCGAACGCATGATGCTGAACGCAGCCATTGTGCCGTCGGTATCATTGACCATCAGGAGCAGATCGCCCTCGTCTGTGCTGGTCGCACGGCGCAAGGCCATCCTGGTCGGTGCTTTGAGCAAGTGACCAGACAGCAATGAGATACGCTGCGTCACATACGTCAGCTGCGTGTCAGAGAACAGGAACTCATTAATCGACTTGCCCTGGCGCTGAATGTAGACCGTGCCAGACTCAAGCGACTGCACGCGGGTTCCAGTCTTGGTTCCGTTGCGGCTCACGCCCTTGAATGTTAGCGTCAGCGGTGTGATCGGTTCTGTGCCAGCCTGCGGCACATAGAACTCAGCGCCGGTGGTGAACACTTGCAGGTCACGGCCAGAGATCATGTCAACAATTACGTTGAGTGAACTGGTGTCCAGAGTCGCCTCAACAGCATCGTCATCAAATGCCTCGGTTGGCAAAAACGCATCAAAGATGCCGATCTTGCTGCCCCAGATAGTGCTGGGCCTAGACTTGCTGCCGCCAAAGTACAGGCGGCCTTCGTGGAATGTCACTGTGCGCGGCCAGCCTTTCGTGCTTGACCATGCATCCTCGTATCCATGTTCAATTTCCCAGCGCCCCGCGTTAATTGCTGCGGCGCTGAAGAACGGGTACTCGGTCACGGCCTCAACCACCGTGGCAGACACATACCGCACAATGCGGGCGCGACCTTGGGGTTGCGCGTTGATGTACTGGTTGACCGATTCAGTTGTGAAGCTGGTGATGCTGTATGTGCTGGTGTTGTTGGGCGTTGTCGTCCAGGCCCTGTCAACGGTGGCCACCTTGGTCGAGCCAACATAGTCCTCAATGATTCGAATCTGACCACTGCCGGTGCCACCAGTGATTGTGATATATAAACCGTTGTAGTAATCGTCCGTGGAGCTGGATGACGATTTGAGGGTAATGGTGGTGCTAGCTCCAGCTTGGGCTGTACCAGTGTCGTGTTTTGAACTGGTGGTAGTCAGCGTGATATTCCCGCTGACAGCTGACGGGGTCAGCGTTTCCGAGTTGTTGGTGTGCGAATCTAAATTAAAAGCGTACTTAGGGACGTTGTCAAATGTAACTGTGCTAATTGTCCAGCTCGAATCAGAACCGCCGCGCACCAGCTTGGCAGGCTCCAGGTCTGGGTGAACGATAAACATGGTGTCAGCCGACTGCGTCCAATTGAGCTGGTTGAGCATCGCGCTGGTAATGCTAGTCGTTAGATATGGGTTGGCGCCACCGTTAATGGCTGTAATTTGCACGCCGTCTTTAAACACATACATGCGCTGATCGACAAAGCAAAGCATGTAGCTGTCGTCAACGCTGAATTCAAATGGCACCAGGCGCACGCCGTTGGCTGCAGAATTTGGCAGCTCAGCAATGTGCTTCAGACCAGGACGGCGACGAATGCCACCTTGTGGCTGCACTAGAACATTGGTGGCCTTGGCCAGCGCGTTGTTGTACTGAGCCAGATCAATGCGCGAGCGCAGCAGCGGATCAAGCTCGCCCGTGCTGAAGTTGGTTTGAATGTCAACAAAGCGCGGCATCAGTTTCTCACAGCAATCAGGCTGAAGTCTTCAATGACGCGGGTTGGTGTGCCCTGGCCATCGATGTTCATCGCAGTGCGCATGTAGCCACCACGGCCATTTTCAGCAGGGCCACCAACAGCAACGCCTTGCCAGTATTGGGCACGGTCGCTTTGTTCTGTGATCGGCATGGCCAAGTGCCAGGACATCATGTACTTGAGCAGCTGCACAAAGTATTGCGGCATTGCAAACTCGCCCAGGCTGTACTGGTAGTCCAAGTAAACAGCCGGCAGGTTGGTCAGCAGCTTGTCGCCCTGAATTTCCCAGTCTTTGTTTGGGTAGGCGTTTTGCGCTGCTGTTGCATAAGCAGCTCGCACGGTGCCAAGCCGATCACCTGGCAGCTGGTATTCGTAGCGCCAGACAGAATTTGGGGTGGTGATCAGCTGAGCCAGCTGAACTTTCTTTGTGTTAAATGTCCACGGGTAAGTGGTCAACACCGAGTCGCGGATGTCGGGGTATAGGCGGTCACAAACGCTGGCCGCATCGGTGCCATCATTAAATGACGTGATTGCTTTTGCACCCAGCATCAGCAGGGCATCAGAGCAGATTGAAACGCCAGTGTCTCCAGAAGCCATGTGAACCTCTCAATGTGAGAAGGGCCAACCTCCGAGTGATCAGAAGTTGGCCCGTCGTGTTACCTGATCCGATTAATCGGTGTCAGTTGCTGTCACTGTCACGCCATCAGTGATGTCAACCACGCCAGAAGCGTTGCTGACAACATAGGCTGTTGACATCACAGGAGTGCCACCCGTTGCGGAGTAGCAAAAAATGATGTCGCCAACTTTAAGGATGGTCGAGATGGAGTTAAAGTATCCAGACGCACGAATCACTGACTGAGCGTCAGCAGATGCGTATGTGTAGATCGATGGAGCGTTGCCAGATTTAGACTGGCCGCCAATGGCGTTGAAGCCGGTAGAAGAATAAGCCATGATTCATGCTCCTTTTAAGATCAAGATTCGCGGCAAGTGAGTTGAACGATGCCTTCAGCGTCGATGGCGATGGCGCCAGCGCTAAACACTTCGTTAACCAACCAGCTGGTCTTCTCGGGGATGTAGTTGATCTCTGTGCGCATGCCGATGCCTTCACCGTAGCCAACGGCTGCAGAGTGAAAGGCGTAGCAAGTACGATCCAAAGAACCGTCGATGGGCAAGCCACCTTCGCTGCGGTCACCCATTGTGTGGAACATGAAGCCCAAGAAGGTGTTGATCTCGCCTTGAACCAAAGCCTTGACTGTGTTGAAGTCAGAGCTGGTCACGGCTGTCTCGCCCAAGAGGCTATCCAAACCATTTGCATGGATGATGATGTGACGACCGTCAGCAGGCACGTTGTTCTTATCGAGCAAACGCTTAGCTGCGCGGAGTTTAGCCACATTCAAGTTGGTGTTTGAACCACCAATACTGTTTGCAACAGTCAGCGCAGTGCTGGAAGCTGCAAGTGCATCCAAGATCATTTGATCTTGGCGACGGCCCATGGCGCTGGCCACGACTTGCACCAGTTCTTGGCGCTCGTCAAAGTTGACCTTAGCTTGGGAGAAGATGTCGCTGTACTCCGCTGCGTTGAAATCAGACAATGTCAAAGTGACAGAGCTGAAACCCACGTTCAATGGTGTGACATCAGTTTGACCAACGCGGGGGGTTGCAACACCCTTGCCGACTTTTGGAAACTTAACGGTTGAGCCTTCGACTCCACGACGCTGACGTACGGCAGGAACCAGCATTGCCTTACCTTGGTAGGCTTGCTTTACCTCAGCATCGAAGAGAGTAACAAAGGCATTGCTTAATGAAATGCTCATGATATTTTCCTCGGTTGTTTAAAAAAACGGTTTGGTTCTCGCGCCGGTTATCCAGTTGCCTGGGCCGAATGCTTGCTGTTTACGGCAGCCAATCGTCAGCATCCACTGCGGTAAGGGCCAGTTACCTGGTATGCCTTGGTCGCGATTGTATGACTATTTGTACAAAATGCAAATGGTGCTTGACAAATAAAAAAGACCCAGCCGAAGCTGGGTCAAAATGGCAACCTCAAGGAGATCAGGAAATGTGCTGCTGGAACATTCGCTCCACTTTCTGGCGGTAAGCAGCATCGGTTTTGTACTTGGGATCATTGACCATCTGGTACAACTCTTCCTTGCTGGGAGCGCCTTCCATCGGTGAAACCTCAATTGGCACCCGGCCTTCATAGGCTGAACGCACTTTCATCAAAGCGCCCAAGCCGCGAGCTGTGCCGCCCATGATTTTAAATTCTTCAAAGTCGTCCTTGCTCCACACGCCCTTATTAACCAAGCCTCGCGCCCAATCTACCATGCCGTTGACCACGGCGTTGGCGTTGGGGCCAAGAGACTTCATTTCTGCTTGGGTATCTATAGGTGGTCCAGCCATCTCATCAGCCATCTGGTTGACGTTCTGTGCAAGCTCATCAAAGGCCACCTGGCTGATACCGTACTTCTGAGCCCAGCCGACATACGTTTTGGCCAATGGGTCGTTGTCAACATCTTGCGTCTTAAAAACGCTGGTGTCGTACTTGCCGCCTTCTGGGGCTTTGTGCTTGCCCTGGCTGACCACTTTGCGCAAGTCAGCATAGGACTTGGCCATGGCCTCCATGTTGGCTTCGCCCTTATCCTGGTTCCAGAAGTTCTCTGGTAACCACTCCGGGCGTTCTTTTGGCGTGCCAGGAATGGTGCCTGGTGCCAAGTCAATTGCTGTGGTCGTTTTGTGGTCGATCTCAACAGCTTGCGGGTTCTCTGTCTTGCTTTCGTCTGCCACCTGCACGCTGTCGAGTAGGCCAGAACTGGGCTCGACATTGGTTTCGGTTTCGGTCGTCATAGTTTCCTTGCTTGATTAATCCGCGCCTCGATGTCCCGAACCACGTTTCTCTGCCCTTCGGCAAAGAACGCATGGGACGGGTCTGTGCCCGGCACGGCGATGGGCACATTCACATACATGTCGCGCAACCAGGTCAGCAGCTTGTTGCCGTCCTCGGTCGAAAACACGCGAAGTGTTAGGCGCGCCAGGTCATCGCGTTGCTGGTTGGCTTCGCGAATATCGACCTGGCCGATGGCTTCGAGTTCGTCCCAGCTCATGCGGGCGCTCCCTGCGGTGCCGGCAAGGCAGGCTGACCAGGCGGTGCCATGCCCTGCTGCTGCATGGCCATTTGAGCTGCCATGGCCTGGGCCTGCTGAGCTTGCTGCTGCTCAATGGCAAACGCACGCTCTGCAGCGCTATTGCGAAGCGAAGCAGGCACACCCAGCTTGTCGCCCAGGTAGTCGATCATGTCGCCAAACTTGACGGCCACTTGACCTTCGGCACCCATTTGCTGGGTGATCTGGGCAAACTGCAGCGCCGCGTTGACTTCGTCCATTGCCTGGGCGTTGGCCAGCGGTGAGGTGGGAGACACCTTGACCTCCAGGCCATTGACCCGCAAAGGCAGATCGATCATGCCGCGCTCATCCATGACTTCCAAAATCTTCGTGACCACGGGGATCATGGTTTCGTTGATCAGTCGGCCAAACGCGCTGCCCAGGTTCTGCGACAGCTCCTTCATGCGCTCGACAATCTCGGTGGCAGACCTGGCGCTCATGTTCTCTGGGGGCAGGGATTCGTCCAGCAAGATGCGCTTGACGTTACCGCGCAGATCGTTGATCACCAGCTGCGACACATTAAAGTCGCCAGAACGGGGCAGGGCCATGAGCGATGGGCCTTGTGGGCCCCCATTGCGCGCAACGGGGATGATGCCGCCTGGCACGATCTTGACCGTGTTGGGGTTGAGCACGCCGTCATCGGCAGCGGTGTAGACGCCAGAGACTGCAAGCGATGCGTTTTTTAGCAGCAGCTCAATGGTCTTGTTTAGCGTCTTGATGTCGGGCAGAGCGGTCATGAGCGGGCCGCGACCGTAGATTTCGCCGGCCACCTTCATGTAACGCGAGATTACCCAGGGGCTGACATTTCGGCGACGGTAGACCAACTCTGCCTTGCTGACCTTGTCAATGACGTGGTAGCAGTAGTCACCGCGTGTTGCGTCATAGATCGTGGCCTCAAGCAGCTCAATGTCATCAGTTGGTTTGTCAGCGATGCGGCGCTGCATCTCTTGTGGAATGTCAGCATCTGGCCACTGACGCTGGATGCTTTCACCCTTCAAGCGCATGCGGCGGTAGACGTTGTCCACCTGGCCATTGGCGCCTTCCTCGTAGCTCACCAGGAACAGCGGCACGGGGATGAAGTTGATCGGGTTCACGTCGTCGCCTGGCTGCACCATCATGCAAGCAGTGCCCACCGCCAGGTCGAGCAAGAACTCACCCATGGCAATGTCAAAGTTAGACTGACGCAAGATGGCAAACATCTTCTCGCCGTACAGCTCAAGGATGGCCTGGGCTTGTGGCTTGCGATCCATTGGAATATCAAGACCCGGCTCCAAGCGGCACCAGCGGCGCTGCGGTGGGAACACCACCGACTGCAGTCTGTTAGCAAACCGTTGGGTGCTATTGATTGCTGTACTGTCGAAGACGCGCTGCATCTTCTTGGCGCCAACAGCACCACCTTCCCAAACGCCATACAGCTGGCGCTGGGGCAGAGCAAACTCATAGGCATCCTGGTAGAGCTGCTGAAACTCATCTTTCTTTGTCTGCGCCAGCGATTGGCGCTTGATGATCTCTTCGGGCGTTAAACGCTTGCCGCCCTTGGCGTTGTTTGCGTATTCCATGTCATTCCTTTTCTAGCTTGTACTTTTCAAGCAAATTGCGACCTTTAGCGGCCAGACGTGCGGCAGCTCCCTGAGTGCGGGGCACAGACTCACCCCATGCATTGGCTGCCAGCGCAAGCCTGGTCGGCTCGCCCTTGTCGTTGACCAGCGGCCCACTTGGGTTGGTGTAGAACCTGGTCAAGAATGACCCCTTGCGCCTGGCACGCTCACCGCTTGGCGCGCTGTCTTTCACGCCTGGCTGGAGATTCTTGCTCTCGCCTGACGATTCAAACTTGCGCCTGCCGGCTTCGGTCAGACCGCCTTCGGGGTCTTTGTACTTGCTCATTTTTTGTCGCGGGCTGCAGCCATGTTGTCAACCAAATTGGGGTACGGCCTGCCAGCTTTCGCTGCACGTCGCATGGCATTACGCTTTTCCAAAGAAGACAGCTCTTTTGACTTTCCCAACTCTTTGGGCCTCGGTTTATCCCACACTTCTTTTTTCATGGTCATACTCCTAGTATTCCTGATATGCCTAAACTACCGCGTTTGCCACCAAGGCTGCCACCACCGCCAAGCGTTGGCGCGCCAGTGTCAGCTGCGCCGTAGCCTGCCAGCAATGAGCGATCACCTGCTGAGCGGCCAGCTTTGCGGCTTCCCGCGATCTTGGCTGCAGAGGTGCGCTGTATGGCTTCCGTTTCTGACTTAGACTTTGCGGCCATCTCCGTAGAAATTCGCTGCGTTTCGGCAAGCTGCCTAGCAATCTCTGCTTGAGCAGCTTCAGCCTCTCTGGTTGCTTGAGCTGCAGCAGCTTGCGCAGCGGCTTGCTGGGCTTGGTATGCAGCTGCTGTCTCGTCCATTCGTTGCTGTTCAGCTGCAACCATGGCGGCAATTTCACCTTGCGCTCTTGCAAATGCGTCGGCATCGGCTCTGGCCTGCGCTTCAAGTTGCGCTTTAGTCGATGCGTCAAGATCAGATTGTTGCTTCTTGAATGCTTCTTCGTCAGCCAGGAGCTTGGCCAGTGCTGCATCGTTCTCAGCTTTCAGCTTGGCCGCAGCAGCTTCGTCCTCCGCCCTAATCTTGGCCTCGTTTTCAGCAGCAAGTCGATCTAGTTCTGCTTGAAATCCGGCAGCGTTGTCCCCTTCGCTGGCAGTCGAAACAAATGGGTTTGAGTTGCCGTCACTTAGGGGCGAGATCAGCTGGCCATCGATCTCTTCAAAAACACTGTTGACAGGCTTGATGACTGCCATGTCAAGCTCCCAGCAGCGTCTTCAGCTGGTTTTCGTCATTGGCTGCTGGTGCCAGGCCAAGCTCTGGGTTAATCCTAGCGGTTGATAGCAAGGAGCGGCGACCAGCTCGGCGTCGTGCGGTCATCTGCGCAGATTCGCGCTCAGCGATCTTGCGACGTTCAGCATCGAGCGAAGCAGCCTGGTCTTTGGCCTGCTTCTCCATTGAGGTTTTTTGCTCTTGATACTGCTTTTGCTGCTGGAAAAGCTGAGCCTTGGCGGCTTCTGCAGAGGCAGTTTGTTGAGCCGTCAAGCTCCTCATCATCTCCGCTTGCTGCGAAGCGCTAAGTTGAGCTTGGGCCATGGCAGATGCTGAAGCCTCTCTTTGAGCTGCAATCTGCTCCATTGTCAATTGACCTTGCTGGGCTGCTAATGCTGTCTGCTGATCGCGTGTTAGCTTGGCTTGTTCTGCTGCAGTTAGCCTGGATGCTTCAGCCTGTGCCGCAGCAGCTGCGCGGTTCTTTTCAGCCTCGGTCATAGCGGCAATTCTGGTCTTTTCTGCTTCCGCAGCAGCTGCTGCGCGTGCAGCAGCTGCTTGTGAGGCAGCCTCTTCACGCGCTTTGGTTGCAGCCGCAATGGCTGCGGCAGACGCTTCTGAAGCTTGCGCTCTGGCTTTGTTTTGTGCGCTTGTTGAGCGGTTCACAGCGTAGGCTGTGGCACCCGCTCCGATCAACGCTGCGACGATTGGTGCTGGCATGATCTGATCCTCCCATAAAGTGTGTAATCTGAGCCGTCCATACCGAAGTTGCGCATCACGCCTTCAAGGGTGAAACCCAGCGCCAGCGGCCAGCTCTGCGAATAATTTTCATTAGATTCTATTGCTACTTGTACACGGGTCAAAGCAAGTGATATCTGAGCGATATCAAGGGCAGTTCTCACACCGACAACCAACTGGCGCTTGTACTTGTGCTTGATGCTGTCGTCGATGATCGTCCACACTTCACCGACACCCTTCCAAAGCACAGCCACACCGATGATGCCAAGCATTTTGCCGTTGAAGTATAGGGCACCACTTGGGCCGCGCTCCATGTTGAAGTGAATGGTGTCTAGCGGATCGATGGGCCAAGGTGTTCTGACGTATTCAGACAGCCGCTCAATGTGCCAATCGGTAATCGGCTCAAAGTAGATGCCCGTGCAGGCCAGCTTTTCGTTGACGGTGTCAATCAGGTCGGTCATGAAAAGATATCGAAGTCCAAAACAGCTGTGGCCATGCCAGGAGCGCGGCCACCCAGCTGGTGCGTGCGCGTCATGCGGTTGTATTCGCCACCGCCCAGCATCAAGTAGCCAAATGAGTCGCCAATGTGCGAGTGTTCGTTCTTGTTTGGCGCGTCTTTGAAGCGCTCATGCCCGGCACCCACCGCAACTCGCTTGAAGTGGTAGCCACCAGCCAGCGCTTTGCGCAGCAGCTTGCACTCGCGGTTGATAATCAGGCCAGGTTTGCCCATGACCAGGCGCTGCATGGGGGCTGCTGACGCTTCCCGGCGCACTTTGAAGTCATTGGACGCTGTTGGCTGGGCTTTGAGCCCCAGTGTTCGCAGAAAATCGAACGCTGTGACCTCATAGATGGCGTCCCTGGCCATGCCGGCGGGGTCGCCCCAGATCAGAACCTGGTGGTTGGGGTAGCGAGCGTTCAATTCAGCCAGCAGCTGGGTGCCAAACCGCTCCAGGCCCATGTCAAACGTGACGATTTCCTGGTGAATCACCCACCGGCCATTGGGTAGTCGCTGGCCAATGGTGGCGGCAGGGGTCAAACCGAAGTCCAGGCCCACCTGGATGGGCACATTGGGGTCAATATCGGTGTCGCCAGACATGACAGAGTCGTCATACTCAGGCCATACGGGCCTGCCTTCCTGGACATAGACGTATTCGCCGCCGGCATAGCAGCGAATCCAGTCCAGCGTCTTGCCGCCCAGCATTTGCAGGTAGTAGCCAGAAGGCAGGTTGTTCAGATTCTCGGCTTTAGGGTTAACCCGCCACCACTTGGCAGCCGCAAAGATGTGGTCGTTGGCCTCGGGCATCTCGGGTAAGTCTTCTGAGTCAACCGGCACCACGCCACCAGGCTGCTTAAAAAACTTCCAGGCAAACTGGCCGGTGAGCTTTTCCTTCTCGGCCAGCTTGTACCACCAGTGGTCGTCATCCATTGGGTTGGTGTCCATCCAGATCCCAGACCAGGTCGCACCGCCATCACGTTTGGTTGGGTACCGGCCAACACGGTGGGTCAAGCCGTCAATCACAGCCTTGGGTAACTCACGCGCTTCGTTGACCCAGGCACCAGTCAGCTCCAATGACAGCAGCTTGCGCACGTCTTTGGGTTGGTCAAGGGCTAGAAAGATCACCTCGCAGTCAATACCGGCTGCATCCCCACGGCTGGGCAGCTTGATGTGGTGCGTGATAGGCGGTGTCCAAAGCAGTGGCCCAAACGTGGACTCTGGAAACAGATCAATCCACGTTTTGATCGTGGTGGTTTTCAGCATGGGGTAGCTGTTTCGCACAATGGCAAACCGCGAGTAGCGGATGCCGTCAATGGGCGAGGGCTTTTGCTTGACAGCACGCATCATGATCTCGGCAGCGCAGGCGTAGGACTTACCCGACCCCACCGGGCCCATCATGCCGCGCACAAACGCATTGCTTTGTAAAAAATTCCAGACCTCTGGGCTGGCGCTGAAGTCCAGGTTCAGCCCCGTTGAGGGCATCTGCTTGGAGCTTTGTTCTTTAGTGCGGCTCATGCATACCTTTTTTGATTTCGCGAAGAATTATCAACAAGTCCAGCTTTTCGTCGCAAATGTTTTCCCATTCTTTGTCATCAAGGTCCGTATCAAGCTCAAGCTCAAGCACCTTAATTATTCGGCCAATAAAGATTTCATCCATGTCAATCTCCCTTTACATCCACAATGTCACTGATCGGTGACTTGATATTGATCCCGATCACCGAAGGCTTGTCAGATTCATCCGGGTTGTCCAGCAAGCCAGATGCCTTGGCCAGAATGCGCAGCACCCCGACCTTGTCATACAGCTCGATCTCAAGCGTCGAGTTGCCATCCCGGTCAACCTTCTGCTTGATCGACTTGATCGCAGTCAGCGCATGCTCGGGTATCTGGTGCGCGGCCTTAACGGTCACATTGCCACCCTCATCCCAAGTCATGATGTCGCTGATCTTGGTGTTGGCCATACACAAGAGCGCATACGCCACAGCCTCCCGGTTGCCGGCCAAGGTGGACGATCTCTCAAGCCTGCGCTCAATCGACCTGGTGCCACCCCAGCCAGCAACACTGGGTATCTGCGTCGGCTGCTTACGGCTTGCCATCAGAACGGTATGTCATTGTCTTCAGACACCTGCGCCACCACATCAGCCACCGCAGGTTTAACTTGCTTGGGCTTGCCAACCTTCACCCGAAACCACCATTCACCAGCCGACGTTTTGCCAGGGGTTAGTTCCAGGTAATGCAGCGACCCATCAGGCAATATCACCTCACCAGAGTACGGCGCATGCCAGTCCTCTTTTTTGTCTTTATTCACAAAGGCTTTGCCCTGTCCAGGTTTCAGTTCGTATGCCATAAATTATTCCTTTCAAATGGCGAGTGTACAAATTCCAGCGGAATGCTGGGAAAAATTGTGGGAAGTCCCCCTATCGCTACGGTGAGGGGGAGGGGGGAAGGGTCGCTTTTTACCGCGCCCGTCAACGCGCCCGGTATTGCGCGCATAGCGCTGGCGCATATAGGTTGCGGTCGCTTCCCAGGGCACACGTCGCAGCATCCCCCCTGGTTGTACAAAACCCATACGTTCGTTTGAGGCTTGTACAGAATCGATTAAACGGCCTACAAGCGATTGAGTGCAGGTGATGCTACCCATGTGCCAACCAGCCTGTGATCGCGCCGTATGGATCGATCTAGGTGCCTTGGCGGTGCCTTCGGTCATGCCGCATCCCGCTTCATCTGCATCAATCCATCAACCAGGTGCTGCTCTTTCGGGGTGATTCCCTCGGCTGCGTAGATGGCCAGCAGGGTTGTCAGGCCGTCATCGATGTCCTGGTCGGTCAGTCCGAAATCGAGCAGCTGCTTGATTGTTTGGTTGTGCAGAACTAACCGGTTATCTCTTATTGTATTTAAAGAATTAACCTTATATAGGTTTACTCTTATGTGTTCTCTTGTGTTATCTACAACCTCCAGGTTGTGATTAGGTTGTGAATGTAGACCCTCTTCATGTACAACCTGTGGGTTGTGAATGTGAGCATGCTTGTCCACATGGTTGTCCACAGGTTTTGGTGTACCTGGTGACCCCTTCTGTTTAGCTTTTTGGATGTCTTCCTTCATCTTCTTGACCGTCCTGGTCTGTCCTGATGCGGGCATGGTTTTCTCCTGTTTGAGTGGTTGCTTGAGTGCTTTGCTGATGAGCCTGGCGATCCTTGCTTGGCCCTCTCTGTCGATCTCCTCGGCCTGTCTGGCCTGCTCCTGGATGATTGCCGGTGGGCGTGTATCCTCCTTGTTTGATGTCATGGTGATGGCTTCCTCTGCTGTGATGCTGGGATCGAACACAACGCGCAGGGTGTCTGTGCGCTCGCCCTTGAACCCTTTGCGTACTGTCTGCAGGTAGCCCAATTCCCTTAGCTGCTTGAACTGCTTGGCCACCGCTTGCTGGCTGATGCCCAGCTCCTGGGCTAACCTGGTCTGGCTGACCCATGTGATGCCTGCCCGGTTGCAGTACGCGCACAGCGCTGCCAATGCTTGCAGGGCGCCGTGGCTCATGCGTTTGTCAAACACAGCTCTGATCGGCAGCACGCAGACCTTGCGCTGATCGGGTGGTGGGTCTTTCTGTTTGACCCTTGGCCGCTTGGGCAGCTCAAAGTGAATCGGTTCAGCCACAGCGTTCATCTCTCTTGATCCTGTGCATGTACTGGCGCACTGATGCCTCGCTGCCGGCGCCGTAGACCTTGTCCACTGCAGCCAGGTGCCTGTCCACCAAGGGTTTGTCGCGCAAGACTTCCCAGGTCGTCAGCAGCTCTCTGGCCACTGCCATCAATAGGATCGTCATGTCCGGCTCCACTGGGCCTTTGTGCTTGTGGTAGTGAGGTTTCCATGCGCGCTTCATTCTGGCTTGGGGCAGTCTTCGGGTACATCAACAACGCACCACACTGCAGCCCACTGGCCACGCTCTGGGCCTGTCCAGCGGTCAACGTACGCATCGGGCATGGTCTTGAGCGACCTGGTGATGTCCCGTGGGCATGAGTCCACCAATAGCGACAGCTGCTTGGTTGTCATGCCGTCATGGCCCCGCAGCAGCTGGCGCAGCTTGTTCGGCAGTGTGTTCATCGCTTGCCCTTCATCTTGTCCACCCAGCACACAGCGCAGTACCAACGACGTGGGCTGGTCTGCACGCCGCCTTCTGGCGGCTTCTTTTCTTCACATCGGTGGCACAGCTTGAACGGCTGGCCATTGACGCTGCTGCCTTTAAGGCTGACCTGGTGTCTTGCAAAACTCATTTCAATATCTCGTGGATGTAGACCTCGATGCGAGGGTCATAGGAATATTCTTTTTCAATCACTAAGCGAATTACTTGTTTGTCATCGACGTAGACCACATGGCATGCGTCTAGCACGGCCTTGGCGACGTTATCAATGTCCGGCTTGCCTGGTATTAACTCACCGCGCAGCGCCTGCATTTGCTTGCGCTTTGTCCAGCTTGGCGGTATGCCGTAGAAGGCCAAAATGCGCATGCTAATGGGCGTGGTAAACAGATCCATGCCGTGCATTGCAAACGTGGCCTGGTGCGCGATGGCCTGCTCATACGTCACAGTCTTTGCGTCGGTGTACATGCGCACAAAGCCGCCTCTGGTGCTGGCCCGTGGCCGGCCTTTGCCAACCGGGTTGCCAGGCACCACAAAGTACAGGGCCGCGCTCATAGCAGCCCGGCCTGTCGCATGTCTTGCACAAACTGCAGCACGTCAGGGCAAGGAATGTCGCGCCAGCAACCAGCGTCACCCGTCATGAAAAGCGCCTCGGTCAATACGTCCTCCGGTATTGGCTGGCCGTCCTTGGCCATGTCCAAAATCTTGTTGGCTTCCTGGTGGTTCATTGCTTCACACCCGACAGAAAGCGCTCAAGCCTGGGCGAGAGCGTGCCGTAGCGGGGCTGCAGCTGGTCTCGCACGCACTGGTCGATTAGGGATGAGATAGAGCGGCGCTGGTCTTCGGCTGCCTTGTCAAGCAGCAGGCGAGTCTCAGGGCGCAGCCTGGTGAGGAAGGGTTTGAGTGTGTTATCCATGGAGCATTAGTGTATATCGCTCCGATATTGGACAGAACACCTAAGTGAAAGATTTATTGCTGCATTAGGGTAAGTCCTTACGTGCGGTTACCGTTTGGGGGTTGTACACCGATATCGCTTTGGGTTTATAATCCTTCCATGTTCAACGCACAGATGACGTGCAAGGAGTTCAACATGATCAAATTTGTAGCTTACTTCCGAGTGTCAACAGATCGCCAGGGCCAGTCAGGTCTTGGCTTAGATGCACAGCGCCAGGCTGTTGCTCAACACGTCGGTGACCAAGAGTTGGTTGCTGAGTTTACAGAGATCGAATCTGGTCGCAAGACAGATCGTGTGCAGCTGGCTCAGGCTATGAGCCTTGCCAAGCGTACAAAGTCCGTCCTGGTGATTGCCAAACTTGATCGCCTGGCACGCAATGTTCACTTCATATCCGGCCTGCTTGAGTCTGGCGTACCTTTTGTCTGTGCTGACATGCCAGAAGCTGACCGCACCTTTTTGCAAATGTCTGCAGTGTTTGCTGAGTGGGAAGCACGTAAGATCAGCGAGCGCACAAAGGCTGCCCTTGCACAAGCCAAGGCCCGTGGCACACGCTTGGGTTGCCCAACCCCTACAGTTGGCAGCGCAGCTGGCGTGGCCAGCATCAAAACCAAGGCAGACGCCTATGCAACACGCATGCTGCCAATGGTGCGCGACATCCAGGCACGCCTGGGTGCAGCCACCCTCAGAGACATTGCTGCCGAGCTCACAGCTCGCGGCATTGAGACCGCCAGGGGCGGCACAGTCTGGCACGCAAGCCAGGTTTCTAACTTGCTCGCAAGAGCTTAATTAAGGGGAAAACCATGAAAGAAAAATTGATCAATGCAGCCTACGTTGTGGGCACGTTCCTAGTCTTTGGTGGCTGGGGTGTATTGCTGGCGTGGAGGGGTTGATTATGAATACTAGATTTTTGACTCACGTTCGCCGCATCTTTGCTGGTTACGATGCACCGCCTGCCACGATCCGCTCTTATCAACGCCAGTGGGTGCGATCTGTTCGCCGGCTTGGTGACAATTGGTTGATGGCTAAACAGATTGAAAAAATTCAATTATGAAGGCAACTGGCCGCGACATTAAGCAGCGCCAGCTCGACATCTTTGAGCAGCGTGACCACCAGTTCTTAGAACGGTGCAGGGCGCTGGCCGTGGTTCTGTGCAAGCAGAAGGGCCAAGTTTCCATCAACGACATCAGGCAATTCATTGAAGTGCCATCAGGCGTCCATCCATCGGTGCTTGGTGCCGTATTTAGAACCAAACAATTTACAACGGTCGGCTTTACTGAAGCTGTCCATCCTCAAGCACATGCGCGTATTGTGCGTGTGTATTCTCTCGCAACAACAAAGGATTAAACCATGGCCGGAAAATTAACCGATGACAAGTCAATGAGCGCCAGCAGATTGCCGGGCTTGATGGGCTTTAGCAAGTACAGCACGCCCAATGATGAGCTGCAGTTCTCAATCAACGCCATCGATGGCAAAGAACGCCCCGACATTGGCAACGAAGCCATGGGCTGGGGCAACACCCTAGAGCCGGTGATCCTGATTGAGGCAGCCAAGCGCCTGGGCATCACCGAATTTAACACCGAGATCAACCAGGCATACACCCACAGCAGCGTTGCGCTGTCGTGCAGTCTGGACGGCGTTGGCAATGGCACCGGCCAGGAGATCACCACCGACCCCGATAAGGGCATCTTCGTGGTTGGCCAGGATTCTATTGTGCTCGATGGCCCAGGCGTGCTGGAAGCCAAGCTGACCAAGACCATGCCAGAGGACGTGCCTCACCTGGCGCGTGGCCCCATCCAGCTGCAAGGCCAGATGCTGGTCACCGGCCACAAATGGGGCGCTGTGTGCGTGCTGTACCAGGGCATCGAGCTGCGCGTGTTCCTGTTCGGCCCGCACTACGACACCCAAAAAGAGATTGTCAAGGCCGTGCTGCAGTTTGAGAGTAAGCTGGACAAGTACCGCCGCAGCGCTGAGATTGACTGGTATCCACCGGCCAGCAGCAAGGAGCTTGACCGCATCTACCCACAGGCTGTCATCAAAGAAGAGATCGAGCTGCCAGGCAGCGTCACCGACTTGGCCAAAGGCATCTTAGAAAACAAGGCAGCCATCAGAGCAGCCGAGACTCACATCGAAACAGCAGAGAAGCTGATAAAGGCGCAGCTGGGCCAGGCAGAGAAGGGCCGGGCAGGGCACTACGTCATCAGCTGGCCAATGCGCAATTTCAAGGCAGCAGCCGAGCGTTTAGTGCCGGCTAAAGAAGCGTACAGCGTGCGTCAATCCACGCTGTCAATTAAGGAGTGGCAGTCATGATCTGCACACTCATTGCAATTGGCTGCCTGATGATCGGTGGCACCGTCGGCCTGCTGGTTGCTTCGCTGTGCTTCATTGCAAAGGACAACTGACATGAACCTACCAGACCGCCCAGCCATCCGGCACGCATACGAATGCGCTGTCGTGGCACTGCTCAATGCGAGCGACGCAACCGAGGAGGAGGCCGAAGCGTTTGTCGATGCGATGGCCGACCTCATTTTTACAACCATGAAACAGTACATCGAAGAGGAAAATCAAAATGCAACTGACAACCACTAACCAGCGCGGCTTCGCGCCAACCACCCTCACAGAGGCCATCCAGTTCAGCGAGATGCTGGCCAGCTCCAGCATGGTGCCCAGGGCATATCAGGGTAAACCCAATGATGTCCTGGTTTGCTTGCAGTGGGGTTATGAGATGGGCATGGCACCCATGCAAGCGCTGCAGAACATTGCTGTGATCAACGGCAAGCCCAGCATGTATGGCGACTCGCTCATGGCTTTGGTGCAGGCCAGTCCCGCGTGCGAGAACATCGAGGAATACTTTGAGAACGAAGGCACGCCCAACCCCGTGGCTGTCTGCGTGGCCAAGCGCAAGGGACGCACGCCGGTGACATTCAAGTTCTCTGTCGAGGATGCCAAGCGTGCTGGCCTGTGGGGCAAGTTAGGCCCATGGACGGCATACCCCAAGCGCATGATGCAGATGCGTGCCCGTGGGTTTGCGCTGCGCGATGCCTTTGCAGACGTTCTTACAGGGCTGATCACAGCCGAGGAGGCACATGACTACCCTGCTGAACAGAAAAGCGCTCCAGCGCCCCGCCAAGCCCCTGCAAACCCCCTTGACCTAGTGGCCAAGCCGGTGGAGTTGGCAGCGCTAGCTGAGCCAGAGGTGCTAGAGCAAGCCGAGGTGGTCGAGCACGTTGAGCTCCAGACCTTAGTCGACCAACGGCCTGATGACATTAATGACCTGGGCGAAGAGGTGGCTTCCATCGGATTTGCTGTGCGCGTGCCAGGAAAAGAGCAGCCTTACAGCGTGCATGACACCCTGGAAGACTGGGCAGATGCGTACGAAGAGCTGGCTGAGAAGACCGCGAAGGCAGGCAAGCGCCCGGCCAGAGAGCGCATGACAATCTTGAAAGAGTTAAAAGAATGCAACGCTGAAACGCTTGGCCGCATAGACACCATGAAACGTGTCAGGCACACGGCTAATTACCAGAAGCGCATCAACGCGCTTGGCGCAGCTCAGTGATTAAGACGTCAGGACTTTGATTGCTTTTTCAATGTGGTGGATTCGGTCGTCTAAACCTATGAACCCGCCATTGATGCGTTTCGTCATGCTTTTATAGTCTTGAATATCCGCGTACTGGTTGAGCTTGTGGGTGTCCCAAAACCATCCGGCTGTCAGGGCTGCATACTGGGGCGTGGCCACCAGTTCGGGCTGCATGATCAGGTCCACGCCTAGCGCTTTGCCAGCGTGGAAATAATTGCTGGAGCCGGTCAACTGGATGCATCCTCGGCCAATGAAGCGCCAGGCATCCCCAGAAGCCTCATCTCGGTTGCCCATCCGATTCGAGTAAACAGCCGTGGCAATGGCCTTTGGATTACGGGCGCAGGCTTGGGCCTTGGCAGCGTCAAAGCGCTTGGGCCAGAGCTTTTGCAAAGCCTCTGCCCTGTAATTTAAGTTTTCTTGCAGTACCTTGAAGTTGCCACACTCATGGCCACACTGGCCGATAAAGGCAGCCTGGCGCAATGGCGTTGAAATGTCAAAGCGCTGGAATGTTTCGTTGAGCGCATCGACCCACTCTGGGCCAATGTGCAGTTGCTGGAGCTGCTGACTATTGACCATTGACTAATCTCCTTACTTCTTCGTAGGCGCTGGCGCAGGCGTTGAGCTTGACAATGGCTTTGTCTCCATCTGCTGCGATATCGATAAGAGCTGCAATAGTCTGTCGCTCAAGTTCGGTTTCAGTGGTATCTGTGGGTTGTGGATTTCCAATGCTAATGGTGGCACTTGCATTGGCTTGTGGACAACTTGGGGCTGGGAGGCGCAGCCGACCAGTGCGAGCAAGCTCATGCATAGCAGACTGCTTTTTCTTGACATCATCTTGGGCCTTTCTGAGTTTCGTTTCCTGATCTTGCAGTTTCTCGCCAAGCTCTTTCTCTTTGGCTCTGGCTTCATCATTCTTTTGGGCAATGGCCAGTTTCATGTCATTGTCCCTGTCTTCCCAGCCAAAGTGATAGCCACCTCGGTAAGAGCCAAACAAAGCAATGCCGATTGCTAGGGCGATATAGGGTAAAGGTATGCCAAACATTATTCAGCCTCTTTTCTTGCCTGTGCCAGCTGCTCGCGCTCATGGTCATCCTCAAGATGTTCTGGTGGCGTGTCTGGTGGTGGACCAGGGGTCCAAGACTCGTCTAGCTCTGGATTGGTCCACTTGGGCATGGCGCCAAATGGCTGGTTTGGTATGCCATTGGTTGTGGCATTAAAGCCGTGATTGTTGCTGTAGCCGTATTGGCCATAGCCACCCTGCATGGGCTGGCACATTGGCTGGCC